AAACACTCCATGTTTGCGAAGGAGGCTAGCATCATTTTCACTTCTGTCGGCCATGTCAACTGCCCTAGCCTAGTCATATAGTTGTCTTGGACTTCAATGTCCGACTGTGTGAAAAACCTAAAGATATGTGTCAGTAGATTACGCTCAGAGTCATTGAGATTTACAGCCCAGTCTTTTACATCCTCAGCCAGTGGCACTTCTTCTGGGAGCCAGTGGATGCGTTGTTGTGTCGTCCATCTATCGTAGGCCCAGGGGTACTTGAAAGGCTTAAAGCCCAGTCCAGGGGTGAGGATATTTGGCCGGTTATTGCTCATGATCTTCGTCATACCTTACATCTTCATAAAAAACATCATCGTCTTCGGTAATCTGTCTGCGTCTTCGACCATCCGGTACTACACGTTGATGATATTTACTTGATGATAGATCGCGTGCAATATGATTCCGTAGTCTTGCCCTGCGTTTGTCCTTGCCGTCGAAACGGTTAATCCCCGCCATCACTTTCCCAATATCTTGAATATTTCAACGCTAATTCGATATCACGCTCAGGGTAGTTATGCGCCCTTAGTTGCTCTTCATAACTTATAGAGTGGTCCCTGGGAGCTGGAAAACCATATCTCCAGCCCTCAGGTGGGTCGACCATTATAACTTTAGACATGCTGTCCTTGCCCATTGGCCGTAATGACCCACTTACGGTTTACGTTCTTAATCATCTTTTTGGCAATCTCATCTTGGAGATCACCTCCGAGAAGATGGGCTACTTGACTCAAGATGACGACTACGTCTGCAATCTCCTCAAGAACATCCGCCTTTGAAACCGCCTCAGGGTCTCTTAGGGAGTTGTAGGTCTCATTGTCATAGTGATTAGTATAGTGCGTCAGTTCCCACAACTCTGTGAATTCCCTGTTAGCCCTGTCAATAAGACTGAAAGGGTTGTCAGGGGTTCCAAAGGTCTTCTCCGCCCATTGTGAGATGCCTGATTGAGTCCAAGTATTAGTCATTTAGTTTTCTCTCTGGATTTTTCAATTCATATAGTAGTACGGTCAGGTTGGCGATGACGTCTTCTAGGACTTTGATTGCTCTCTTATTAAGAGCCTTTTTGTCTGTCATATTCAATCAACATGAGTTCAAGTCTGGCAAGAGCATTCCAGGCCACGCTACAGGCGTGTAGGAGGTTAGTCTCAGCATCCAGAAGCTCCCCTTTGGACTCCTTCAGAAGATGTCTGATCATGGCGTCTGTGTAGCGATTTACGCCATCATCAACATTCTTCCAATTGTTCCAGCTGTACTTTTTAGCCCCGAAGGCGCTTACATCAGCCACAGCTTCAACGGCATTAGGGAAAAGGTTCAAGACCCCCTGAAAGATTGGAGGCTTGCCCGTATCACCCTTAACGCCTCTGACGGACTTGATACTTTGAATGAGTTGTCTACCCCATTCTTCCGAATTATCCACCAATTCTTTCAAGGATTTCCTCATTTTCTACAATTTTAAAATCAAAGGCGTCAATCAGATCATCCGCGGTAAGACCCAGCATCTCGACCAAATCGTACACATCAAAACTCTCCTGAAGACGGATAATGTCCTCAGAGGATAGTAACGCCATTAGGGGCCTCCTTAATCTTTTCCCGAGTACCCGTAGACCAAGCCCCGCAGTCGTTGCATTGAAGTCGTTGAGTCTTAAAGTACTTAGTACGACTAAAGCCTCTGTGCTGTGTATTCTTAGAGCCACAGTTACCACATTCAGACCTATCTGACCCTAGGTGCGGATGGTTAACGATGAAAGGCTTGACCCTCTCATAAAGCTTCTCCAAGAGAACTACGTCTTGAATGTTGTACTTGCGCATCTTAGCTCTGGCCTTTTCATCACCAGACATGACACGGAGCCACAGACCAAAGCCCTCATGCTTAACCTTCTCACCGACACCGAACAAAGGCCCGACAAAAGCCAGCTTATTCATGTACAGACCGAACTTTTTAATAGTCTTGAGTACATCAATATGGGTCACAGGCCCAGCAGGCTTAATACCAGCTTGAGCGAACTCCCCGTTGAGCTTGGGCAGGTCAAACCCAGTTCCATGATAAGTCAAGACCGCATCAGCCTCGTCTAGTAAATCTCTCGCAGCGGTAAGCATCTCTAGACGAGTATGTGTCCACTCAGAGTAGAAGACTGAACCTTTTTGTCCCACCCATTTGGCTGCAAAGCAAATGATGCCACCTGGGTCCACAATCTGATCATAGCTGATGTTAACGTCGTAAGCCTTCCAAGCGTAGACGAGGGCTGGCCTAGTCTCAATGTCCAGGGACAGGATTTTCTTATTCAAATTCTTGTCTTTCATGTCTACTTCTTACATAAACCAAGGCTGATTACTGTCAGTTGGCATAAGATGCTCTTCAACCTCAAGGAGGTACTCATCCGCGACTTCATAGGCCAGTTGCTCGTCCATGAACAGGGCGATGAAAATACCATCCCCATCTCTGATGGCATATACGGGTGTAAAATAGTTCATTTAGTCCACTCCTCCGGCACAACTTCGTGAGACCATGGAAACCCATTCTTCTCCGCCCATTCAGCGTGGGTCTGCTTTGTCCCGCTAATCTTTTTATGGGCGTCGTAAAAGATGAATCTTATGTCAAGATCGGGATTACATTTCTTGACGGCTAACATCTTTCTCTTGGTCTCTTTGTCTATGTACCCTTTTGCTTCAATAATGACACCATTTCTAAGCACCCAGTCGGGGATGTAAAATGCGTCAATGTGATACGGAATTCGGCTCCTCTCGTACTCAGCCCCGGCTTTAAATCGCCGGAGTTGAGCATCAATGGAACGTTCAAACTGATTTCTTGGTCCCGCCAAAACTTTAGCTCTGGAGTTTCCCAGTGTACTTCACAGGACCTAGACAGTTGGAGTAGATGGCTCTTTCCATGGGCGCAATGAATTTAAATTCTGACTTACCATAAGGCCCGTGACAGATACCGATGAATGCTCCGGTGACTACAAGATAGCCCTCAACTTGAACCGTCTCGACTGAACCGTCCGGCATCATAATCTTCATTTCATAGACAAAGTGATCAGGCTCTTGAGGGGCTTCATCAACCATGCCGGGGAAATCTACAATATTCTTTGTCAAATCAATAACTCCTTTTTTATTGTTCTTATTAGTTTTTAGTGGGAAAAACTTCCATTACTTTTGGCTCAGATTGGACGTGTACAAAGTACTTTGGCCCGGTCGAATAGACAAAAGTGCGAAGACCGAGACCACCATTTGCATCGGCCCAGCAGGTATGCTTAAATTCACAGTAAGAGCAGCCGACTGAAAGGCTTAGGTTGCCGTTGGGGCTGAAGTTACCCTTGTTGGTGCTGCCCTCCTCCTTGGGCCCGTAACAGCGCTCAGGAGGCTCAGGACTATTAATAGCCTCGCGTAGATAATCAATACGACTAATAGGATTAATGTTGGCCATTTCATCCTTGGACACAGGCATTAGGGCGAGATGCCCCAGCGTCTTGTCACCCGCAAAGAATGCTCCATCAAGACCGCCCAATCCTACGCTGTACCCGGAAAGCTGCTCCATGTACCCGAAGCCATCGTCCTCTCTGAGCGATCCGGTCTTGAACTTGTCGAAACTCCTAGAACTGGCTGACTTTACGTCGACAATAACGCCATCAATGACAGCATCAATATGACCCACAACACCATTTAACTTTACCTCGGCCTGTTTCTGCGTAACCTCGTGTCCAGCCTCTTCAGCCAGAAAGAGGAGGACTGACTCCCAAAGGTCCCCGATAAGGAACTTTAGTCTTGTACTTGATTCCAGTTTTTCAGAACCTTGCCTAGCCTCACTGGCCAACTTACTACCATTGAGTTGATACCAGAGTTGTCTAGCGGGCTTACCAATATTGGACATTCTAAGCGTCGCTGAACGCCCTTTACGCTGCTCTGAGAGCCTATTGGCCACAGTTTCAGCAAGGCTTTTTCCAAACTCTTCAACACGTTTCGGATCACACTCATGTCCGTCAAAGAGTTTGTAGACGTCTTCGATTAGAGTTTCAACGCTCTTAGACATGCCCATTATCCTTGAACGAGGTAATAAAATCGTCGTCAACAGATGAGACTACATCCCTCTTTGCAATAAGAAATGTTGACCAATCCTTATTGGCGAACTTCTCGTACGCTTCGTCTTTGTTGTCAGCAAGGACAGTCACATCACATGTCTCAGTACCTTCGATCCGTCTATCGAACTTAAAGTTGAATTTACGCATGAGCGCCTTTTCTTTTAAATTATGAAGCGGGTGATGGCCCCATTAACCCAACGCCCCAACCCGCAGATGCACCCATTGTGATGC